GGTTTCTAGTTCTAGTGTCAGGTATGATTTTCTTCGTGATGGGTTATCCTGGTATTACACGGTTATCTCTGATTGTAGTAATATCCATGAGAATATCCATGAGAGCCGACTAAAGACACCAAATGAATTATTTGATAGGCAACCTAAAACCAAGAAGTCATGATCAAAATAGAAGAAAACCTGTATCTTCATGCAGATGAATATCAGTACAAATTAGGGTCGATGGAAATGAAGAAACCCACAGGAGGAACAAAGAAGGTCCTGACGTTTATGCCAGATAGATACTACACATCCCTAGAGAGTGTCATCAAGTACTTATCGAATCGAATCATACGTAATCGTATCGTCTTGGATGAACTCGAGGGATGTCGTGACGAGATCGAGCGTAATACGGAAAGGGTGTTGTGGTTACTGGGATTGAACGACGAAAAATAAAACAAAATATTTTGTATCTTTGTAGTGAGAAAACATCATAAAATGACTAATTTTGTAAAGCCAGATAAGGATTGTAGGAAGGGAAACCTCCTCTTGGCAGTGATGTGCCACTCAACTCCTACGTCCGGTTTTTTTATATTATGAACGATTTAAAGCAATTCCTTTCTGAAAGCAAAACATTTGCAGGAGTCACTTTTTCCGGCCTCTATACAATGGAGGATGACGTATTTTTTAAAATCTACGATCATTACCTAAGGACAGGAGAGAATCTTCTTGACGCATACTCTAAATGCTATCATCTCTTTGATGAGGATAATTATGATGGATTTAATATGAACAATGATGGGTATGAAATCAACGACGATGATTACGCATACATATGTTCATGTATATCAAAGGTGCGATCATTACAACTCTTTGATGCAGATAAGATTTCTAACATAAGGAATACTGTAAAGGTAAGGAGAGATAATTATAAGAGGCGATTGGCATATCTAGACGGCAAGAGAAGAAGAGATGCCAGTTTATATATAGCAAAAAAAGAAATAAGAGATGCTGTTTTTGAACTTTATGGAAGGAAATGTCTTTGTTGTAATGCGACCACAAATCTCTCAATAGATCACGTTATACCTGTTTGTGATGGAGGCGTGGATGATATAAGCAACTTACAGCCATTGTGTTGTAGATGCAATTCAAAGAAAGGCTCGAACCATACAGACTTCAGGCCATGAGTGCGAACAAGAGATATGGCTGGATTGGACTCTACAGGTCGATTACTGGACACTGGCTCTATCCTTCTGGTCGTGCTTTTACAAAATACGAGGCATGGATTGATCTTTTACTCATGGTAAACCATAAAGACAAAGAGGTATTTCATGGTGAAGATTTAGTTGTCTGCAAAAGAGGCGAAGTGATAACAAGTCAGCAGAAACTCATGAACAAGTGGGGGTGGTCAAAAAGTAAGCTAATTAAGTTTTTGAGCGTTCTAGAAAAAGACCGGATGTTGGCACAAAAAAGAGACTCAAAAAAGACCACTATATCCATAGTCAATTACATTGATTACCAGTCATTTATGAGTGATGATGAAATCAAAAAAGACCGTAGAAAGACCGTAGAAAGACCGCAGACCGACCACAAACAAGAAGTTAAAGAAGAAAAGAAAAGTATATTGTCGTTTTTAAATGAGGCCACTGGAAAGAATTTTAAGGTGAGCAGCAAGAAGACATCAGACCTAATCAGAGCAAGATTAAATGATGGCTACACAATCGAAGACTTCAAAAAAGTAATTCGTGTCAAGACAGAGCAATGGAAAGATACAGACATGGATAAATTTCTCAGACCAGAAACACTATTTTCAAATAAGTTCGAGTCATATCTGAACGAAAAACCTAAATCAAATGAGAGAAAGTTTGTATGTTAACGAATTTAATGCTGCTGGGGTAGACCTACGTGGCAAATCCTCTGGACAAATAAAAACCAAATGCCCTGTTTGTTCTAAGTCAAGGAAAAACAATAGTGATCTATGCTTGAGCGTGAACATAGACACAGGGGCATACAACTGTCATAACTGTGACAACTCTGGCAACATTCATAAATGGAAGTCTCGCAAACCAGAATACGTGAAGCCAGAATGGAATAACAAAACAGAACTGACAGACAACGTTGTGAAGTGGTTCGAGGGGCGTAGGATATCACAGGCCACACTAAAGCGGATGAAAATCACTGAAGGTGAGGAGTATATGCCACAAATCCAGAAAAAAGCAAATACAATCCAGTTCAATTATTTTCGCAATGGGGAGTTGATCAATACTAAGTTCAGGGACGGAAATAAGAACTTCAAGATGGTGAAGGATGCTGAACGGATATGGTATAACTTCGATGGGATAGGGAAAGAAGTAGTGATCGTAGAGGGTGAGATGGATGTACTTAGTTTTGTTGAGTGCGGGATAAACAACTGCATATCAGTTCCAAACGGGGCAAGCAACTTCAACTTCGGTGAGATAGATGGCGTCGAGTCTGTTATTATTGCAGTAGATTCCGATGAGCCTGGTCGTAAGCTGGAGAAAGAACTTATTCGGAGATTTGGTGCAGAGATATGCAAGAAAATCGATTGGGGGCCAGAGAAAGACGCTAATGGCTACTTGGTGAAGTACGGTAAGATGAAGTTCATGGATAGCGTAATGAATATGGCTGAGGATGTGCCGGTAAGCGGGGTTATGTTCGCTCATTCATATTTCGATGAACTGATTGACCTCAGAGATAACGGCTTGCAACCTGGAGCTAAAACAAGACATACCGAACTAAATAACTACATCACATTTGAGACAGGTCGTATTATGATGGTGACAGGTATACCGGGACATGGTAAATCTGAGTTTGTAGACGATATCCTAGTTGATCTATCCGTTGGTAGTGGCTGGAGAATAGGGTACTTCTCACCAGAGAACTGGCCGATTCAATGGCATATAAGTAAGATAATCAGTAAGTTATCTGGGTCATGGATACATAAGCTAACTACCGGCGAGCTGGATTATTACAGTAGGTATGTAAATGATAACTTTTTCTGGGTGATGCCTGATGATAGTTTTGGGATAAGTACAATACTGTCTAAGGCACGTTACTTAGTCAAGCGGTTTGGTATCAAGGCTTTTGTGATCGATCCTTGGAACACACTAGAGACTGATATACCATCGAACATGACCGAGACACAATTCATCTCGAAGATACTTGGTCAGTTATCTATATTCGCAAGACAGAACGATATACTTCTGATCATTGTGGCACATCCTCGGAAAATGGACAAGAATAAAGACGATGAGTTTGAAGTACCGAACTTGTACTCTATCAATGGCTCGTCACACTTCTTCAATAAGACAGATTACGGTGTGACAATATTCCGTAGACCAAGTGATGACGTGGAGATACATGTTCAGAAAGTAAAGTTCCGCCATCTTGGAGGAGTTGGTAAGGTCAGGATGGTTAATAATGTATCCAATGGTAGATACCAGGAGATGGATAGTGCTAATGCTGGGTACGACAACAGAAGTTTTTTACTAAAACCAATAAGGAATTAAATGAACCGCAAAGGACTACAAAAGACAGCAGACCTAGAACCCGAAGGAGTATTTGACCTCGGATTCGGTTCAGAAATCTACTGGGTTAGCTACGTGGTGAACGGTGAGACTGGAAAAACCCCGATGTGTCCAAATTGTCCTGATCTGTTCTGGGCTACACTAAAAAGGCGTCACAGGATAAATAAGATCAAGACATTTGAGTACGAGATCATTAAGCAGGTCGGGAAGAGTCAGTATTATTAAGAATCAGTATAAATTGCGGCGAATAATAGGGTTAATCGTTGCATATTTAAGGAGAATTACTAAATTTGTGTAACCATGCGAGACAAAATAATAGAACAGATTAACATTCACGGACTTAGCGATGTTGCAGATCGTTTCATCGCACTGTTTAATGATAATCTTCGTTACAAACAGAAACAAGGAGAGTCGATTAACGGCGACTTCGATAGACTCAAGCAGCTTAATCGTGAGCTGACGATAATCAGAAACTGTATGCTCGGATCGATTCACGGAGCGAGAACACCTGAGAGGGTAGCTGACAAGGTGATCGAGAAAGTAAAGCAGTATCCAGAGATTGAGAAACATTTACAGGAGAGGTTATGATCGCCCTGGTAAATAAAGTGATATTCAATAATTACCACAATTACGACGGTAGATACGCTGAATGGATCAGGGAGTGTAAGTACATGGCGATACTAGCCCTGTACGACATGGGCTGGTCTAGAATGAAGATAATGGAAAAGACTGGTTACAGCTTCTCCAACATAGAGAGGATTACCTACGAAAGGAACGTGCCGAAAGCATATCACGTTATCATAGAACTAATTAAAGAAGAAAATAAATGAAAATACGTAGACCAAGGCTAAACGAGGCGGAATATGACCTGTTGAGGTCAGGCGGGAATAGGATGCTAATAGTTGGTGACCTCCACGCTCCGTTCACTAGGCCAGATTACCTGGGATTTTGTCAGGAGATTTACAATAAGTACAACTGTAATTCGGTTATGTTTATTGGTGATCTCATTGATAATCACTTCTCTAGCTTTCATGAGACTGATCCTGATGGACACTCTGCTGCAGAGGAACTATCCCGAGCAAAGAGAATGATAGCAGACTGGCATAAGGTATTTCCGACAGCTAAGGTTGTACTAGGGAATCACGATCTTATACCAAGCAGAAAGCTGTTCAATGCTGGAGTATCATCGAAATGGATCAGGCCAATCTCCGAAGTACTGGATGTGTCAGGATGGAAATTTGGCGAGGAATTTATAATAGACGGAGTGAAGTACTGTCACGGTACGAACAGAAAAGCACGTAACAGAGCCAAGGACGACCTGATTAGTATCGTTCAGGGCCACTATCACTCTGAAGGACACATCACGTACTACGTGGGCGATAACTACTCTATCTACTCGATGCAAGTCGGGTGTGGTGTAGACAGGTCTGCTTACGCTATGGCCTATGGGAAGAATTTTAAGAAGATGCACATTAATTGCGGCGTAGTACTGGAGAACGGTACACTGCCGATATTGGAGTATATGAAGTTATGAAGAAAAGAAAAGAAATATTACTTTGGTGGCTAGCTGGATCGATATTATCCACAGCATTTTTTGTATTTGTCAGTCTTGTGGCACTTAGGTACAGCGAAAAACGAGACTTACCAGTCGGAGAGACAATTATTATTGTAGGTGATACACTTATGATTACGGGGGTTGGGCCGTCTAACTCATACATCCTGAGTAATGGCTCAAGGATAGATCGTGAACTTGCGAGAGATTTACTGGAGAAAAAATGAGAGCAAACCGAACAGACACGAATCAGACGCAGATAGTAATTGAACTCAGGAAGCTAGGCTACAAAGTGCTTAGTATTGCCAGTCTCAAGAACTGCTGTGATATCCTCGTGTTCGATGGAGACAGGTACGAGCTATTTGAGATTAAGAACCCCGAGTACTGTCGTGGTATTATCGGAATGGCTCAGGAAGAGAGGGAGAGGTTTCTAACAAAAGGTGAGGCAAAGTTCGCTGAAGACTTTCGGGTCTGGATAGTTCATTGCTCAGAAGAAATTGACTTAATTATGAAAGGAGAAATACTATTATGAACCATAAATGTAAAATCATGGAGTCCTATCAGGAAATTCCCAGAACAATTGATGTACGAACCGAATGGGGTTCAGCCATAAACTTCTGTTATGAGTCAGACGATGGTACTCTTTGGGTATCCAATAACGAGTACGGATCACAGGTGAACTACTGCCCACAGTGCGGGTATGAAGCAAAGGTGAAAATAAAGGAGAAGCCATGACTGAAATTAAAACAAATTTAAGTCAGACTAAACCAGACTACTACAAATCAGGTAAATTCGATACAATCGCTTTTTGCCAGTATCACGGACTCGGGTTCTGTGAGGGGAATATTATCAAGTACTTGGTTCGTGCAGGTAAGAAAGGCTCTAGGATGCACGATCTGCTCAAGGCTACGGAATACCTCAATCGGTTGGTGCAGGAAGAGGTAGGGCCTACTAAGGACACAAATAATCTGTGCACGATACACGGAGTCAAGTATAAGAAACACGACCAGACCGACAATAAATACAAGCTCGCATGCGTACATTGCCTAGCAAGTCCTGATCATATATTTGAGAAACAAGAAGACCCAGGATATAACCGTATCGTGTGTGAGAAATGTACTGAGAAAGAAACGAAAAAAGAACCATCTGGTAGCACAGCCACAGATATGTTCGGGGGGAAATACAACAAGGTTATCACAGGTACTGAAGGAGAATATAAGGAACTGTGCGACAGATGCTATGCCAATCCAATAGAGATGTGGGAGTCCGTGAAAATACCTGGTTTCCATCTGTGTGACGATTGCCTGAAAAAGATAACACTATGAGAACACTACTAAAACTACTCCTGTCATTCATGAAGTTGTTTGGACGCAAACCCAAATGCCATCATGTCTTCAGGACTACAGACATCGCAAACC